TAATGTGTTTTGCCAACTGGTCCCATTCCGGTCCCTGAGCATTAACACCCACAGCACATTCTGATTTAAGAGGCATCATGGACAAAACGCGCGCAATTGGTAGATAGTACTTGCGAACTAACAATTGCAACGCAGTGGGTGCACCCTGAAACACCCTGACCTTGTCCTTAGTCAATTTCGTTGGTTCATCCTTCAAGCAAGCCTTAAAGATGGGATAAGCCCTTTTCCCCGAAAGGTAAAGTTCTTCCATCTCATAAGCGTGCTTCCAAAAGATTGGATCCAACTCAGCTGGATGTTGATGCGTGGGATGGTCCTCGGGATCTAATAACGCCAAATAATTAGATTTGGGTCCGGATAACGGAAACCCAACCGAAGTATTCGGCGGCATTTTATCCACAAAACGACGACCATCGATTCCACACACAGTCTCCATCTCAGTTAGAGGTCGAACCTCAGATTTCATCTTGGGCAATGCATCCAATGCTTGCAACAAAGGAACAAGGTAATCTCTGCTGGCACGGGCCAACAAAGATCCCTCAATTCCTAAGGAAGGCTTAGTTGAATATTGCAAAGAGGCCTGAAACGGCCATCCAACACGAAATTTGGGTGGGCCCCACTTTTGGGGCACTCCGGTGACGTCCTCCACGTCACTAGAAATAACGGTATCCTCGACTTCGGAATGATATGTGGCACGGCCAGTACACTGTCCATAGTACTTACAATTAGCTCCAACAGGTAGAAAATTGATAGCACTCTTGGGGTGTACTTCCGCTCCCTCATAGAATTGTATGTCGTAAAGCTTGGTAGGAATTTCCCCCTCGCTTTTGGACAACACAACACTTGGCCTCTTAGCCAAACATTCCAATGCATCCTGGCACTGAGACTGCGTTAACAAGCCACAACATCCTTCAATGTCGCCTGTCATTCCTCCTAAATGGAAACCACCAATAAGAGGACCCTTAGTCTCAGTAACCAACGCAGCCATACACAACCCAGTAAAAGAATTAAAGGGAAGGTCGTATGAAGCACCAAAGAAATTTCCTGCTTTGGTCCTAGCTGGTCCTGTTTCCATCTTGAGTCGAGGAGTCTTACCTTTAACAAGAAGCTGTTT